CATCATCGCCAAAAATCCGGGGCGGTCAAAACGGGTGCCTGAGATACCATCATCTCCTAATGTCAAGAGAAAACCAAAAAATTATAAGATTTTTTGCTGGATTTTGTATCGGTTCAGTGATTAAAGCCCCCGGAAAATCAAATCTGTGACCGAGAACACACCTACACCAGAAGCATTTAACTGTGCGATCCATGTAGCCGTCTGCATGGTATCCCGTCCCAGGCGCGTCAAATCCTTTGTCAAAAGAGCGTCGGCCTGCCCTTGCCGGACAGCTTCAAGAAAATCATTCAGCCCAGGCCGGTCAAAAGTCAGACCGCTGGCCGCGTCCCATGATTCGCCTACAATGTTTAGCTTGTGCTTTTCCGCAAAGCTGCGAAGATAATTCATCTGGTTCTCCAAAGCCCATTTATCAGGAGAAGCGACACGCCCATAGAGCCAATACTGTTTTTTATCCCTGTTCATGCTCCACAGCCTCCTTTTTTGTGGTATCGGCAAGCAGCCGTTGATATTCGTCCCCGCATTTCCAAACGATCTCGATAGAGGTCGAACTGTAAATGTAGATGTTTTGAATCAGCAAATCCACCAACTCCCGTGTCAGTGTCCTGACATTGGTATAGGAGAGTATGCTGTCGGCGGAGAGTTCTTCTACCTCTGTCTGCCGTTTGGCGTCCTCCAGTTCCTTGATTTTGATTTCAAGTCGCTGGATATGTTTTTCACATTGTCCTCGTTTATGCTGGTAGTCCTCCACACTGACTTTGCCAGATACCATATCTTCAAAAGCTGCCATCTTTTCCTGCCGCCGCATTTGGATTGAGTTCTGGTGTGCTTTAATTTGTCGGTCAATGCGTTGGTTGTACCGAGCATCTTTAGCGGATCGGCGCTGTTTTGTCTGAACCGCCTCTCGGACAAGCTGGGCCATCGTGCGGATAGAAGCCAAAACTGCCTGTTCCAGTTCTTTCTCATCTATCCTGTCCTGCGGGCAACCAATATCCGGCTTATACCTGTTGGTACGGCACACATAGCAAGGGTGGGAAGATTGTAGCCGCTCCATCGCAAGCCCACAGTGACCACACCGGATTTTCCGATAGAAAATCCGTGTGCTTTTTCCTGTGGTGCCGGGGTGGGAACTTCGATTCAGGCTTTTGGCCGTATCAAAAGTTTCCTGCGTAATGATTGCGGGAAACGCTCCGTTCACAACGGTCCACTGATCTTCTGTGACAGCCTTGACCTGACTGGACCCCACCTTTTTCCGGGTGGTCTTGCCATAGATTGCCTTGCCGGTGTACCGCTCATCATCCAGTATCTTGCGAACCATAGCAGAAGTCCAGTAGTTTTTGCTCTGGTCTACACAGTTCCACCTCCGGTTTACTTCTTGGAGCCGTTTTCTTTGCAGCGGGGTCAGCACTCCTTCTGTATTGAATTTTCTGGCTATATCCGTAGTAGACAGGCCGCTGATAAAAAGATTAAATACACGCCGGACTACGGCGGCAGCATCCTCGTCCACCAAAAGGGTGTGCTTATTTCCCGGTGTTTTCTGGTAGCCAAAGAACGCATAGGGGGCAACGCAGTAGCCTTTTTCGGCAAGCTGTTTTTTGGTTGATCTCACTTTTTCCGACAAGTCTTTGCTGTAAAGGTCGTAGATCACATTTCGAAAGGACACATCAATCAGGCCAGCAGAACCATACTTGTGATCCTTGCTGTCGTAGGAATCATTGATGGCGATGAAGCGGACATCCAGGAAGGGAAAAATCTGTTCCAGATAATCACCGACTACGATATAGTCACGCCCAAACCGGGACATATCCTTGACGATAATGCAGTTGATTTTCCTCTGGCGTACCTGTTCCAAAAGCCGCCGGACGGCTGGCCGCTCCATGTTCGTCCCAGAATAACCATCATCACAAAATTCGAGAATCTGCGCCCCGGCAAATTCGGGCCGCAGTTCAATGAAACGGCGGATGTAGGCCCGCTGATTGACAACACTGTTGCTTTCACTTTTTTCATCGGACAGGTCATCGTCCTCAGCGGAGAGCCGGATGTAAATGGCTATCACATAGTTCATCATCTGCTGCAAGATCTCCGGCATCGTTCTGCACCTCCTTCTGAAACAGTTTCTTCATCTCGTCCTGATAGTTCAGCACGATATGTACCTGCTTGTCCTCATTCACATAGATCTTCTCCACCAGCGCCAGCAGCATCTCACGGGTCAGCTCTTTCTCGTCCCGGAACTTGGCAAAGGCTGAGAACCACCTGTTTTGTTTGGGGTTCGCCTCCGGCAAGGCGTCTTTTTCCGCCTGTAAATTCTGAAGGCGTCCCTCAAGCTGACGGGCTTCATCCTCATACCGGCTTTTTCCAAACAGATAATCCGCCTGCGTTACAATACCATCTACATAGCTTTCAAAGAGCGTCTGGCGGAGTGTGTCCAGCTTTTTCAACCGCCCCTGCACCGATACGATTTCATTGTCAAGGGCCGTCCTGCGGCTTCTGACCACCGAGGACCGGCTGATCTTTTGGATAACCGACTCCGCATCTGTGAGCATCGCCATCTGGAACCGAAGGACCTCATAAACGGCCGCTTTCAAATCGTTTTCCCGCAGGCCGCCCGCGTTAGGGCATCCGGCATCCAGAAGCATGGCATGGCGGGGGCAGATAAAGTGGTACGCCACCGTTCTGCCTTTGTTGTAAACGCTCTTATAGCGTGTCATATTGTGCTGGCAGCACGCGCACACCACAAGCCCCTCGAAAATATTTTCGCTGTCAAAATGGGCGTATTTCCCTAGACGGCTGTGGTATTCCTCGTGCTTGGCCTTCAAAATAGACTGTACTGCGTCAAACAGCTCTTGTTCAATGATCGCCTCATGGGTGTTGGGGACAATGATCCATTCTGATGGGGGCATGATTTTTTGCTTCTGCCCAGCGTGCAGCTTTGTGATTTTTTTGCCCTGAACCATGTGCCCCAGATACACCGGATTCTCCAAAATATGCTTCACTGTCTGCGTCTGCCACGGGCTGTTTTCAGAAAACCTCTTGGTAAACACAACGCCCTGCAAATAGCGGTGGTAATTGGGATTGGGAATCTGTTCGGCAGTCAATGTCCTTGCAATCGCGGCGTTGCTCATCCCATCCTTTTTCATCTGAAAAATGCGCTGCACTACCTTCGCTGCGTCTGGGTCAACGGCCAGCTTGTGACGATCCTCCGGGGATTTCACATAACCATAGGCGGCAAAATTGCCGATAAACTCGCCGCTGCGCTTCTTAGTGTCCAGCGCGGAATATACCTTTTGAGAAATGTCCTTGGCGTAAATGTCGTTCATCAGGTTTTTCAGCGCAATCGTCATGGCCTCTCCGCTGTCCGCCCGGATGCTGTCGTAGTTGTCGTTGACGGAGATAAACCGCACTCCCATGAAGGGCAGTACCTTTTCCAGAAAGTTTCCGGTTTCCAGGAAGTCGCGCCCGAACCGTGACAGGTCTTCTTGTGTCAAGTAGGGACTAAAAAAATTTTGAGAATTTACAAGCCGTTCATAGGTGGACAACCACCCATGAACGGCTTGAGTTTTCTCTATGCTCTTTTGCCGTTCTTTGTGCGACGTTTCTTATACGCCGCTTCAAACGCCTCCATCATCGGAGTGACCGGAAGCTCGTTGTCAGGCTTGGACAGATACTCGAACCGGATGCCGTTCTCCCGGAACTTTCGCTCAAACCTCATGAAAGAGGAAGTGTCCCGGCTGATTCGCGAGGTGTCGCGGGTGAGGATCGTACCGATGTCCTGACGCTTTGCTTCGTTCAGCAGGAAGTTCATGATACCTTCCGTATGGACGCCGGAGATGCCGTCTGCCGCCACAGCAGCAGCCACCTCATAGCCTTTGTCCTTCGCATAGCGTTCCAGCTCTTCCCGCTGGTCTGCTGCCGCAAGCTGATCCGCACAGGCAACGCGGATATAAAGAAATACTTTCATTTGGCTTCTCCTTCTGATGTAGTGAGGAAGTCCTTGAACTTCCAGACGATTTCTATGTTGTCAAGATCGTAAATGTAGACCGCAGAAATGAATGTGTGGGTCAGCTCATGGGTCAGAGCTTTGCAGTCGGCGTACTGTTCGCAGACCGCATCCAGCTTTTCATCTGAACAGGCGGTCTCGGAGTCAAGCTCTTTCATCCGTTCGTGACTGCGCTGGATTACTCCATCGTTTTCAGCAATCTTCACATCCGCTGTCGCCTTCTGCTGAATGTACGCCTCCTTCGTGATGCTTCCGGCTGCATACTTCTCGTAGAGCCTCAGCTTGGACGCCTTGTGCTGCTCGTTCTGCTTTTGCAGAGTGCGGATTTTATCAGCACATTCCTTGATGGCAGATTTCCGCAGATCACCGACTTCGCGGTTCTGTATTGCTTCCTTCTGTGCCAAAGCAAGAAACTGAGTAAGGGCATGGAAGACAACCTTCTCAATACCCATTTCCGGAAAGCTCCTGCCAACCGGACAGTCTGTGTTTCCGTTGTTGACCGAGTGAATGCACTGGAAGTATCGAATGCCAGCCTTGTTCTTTCGGCGTGTCATAGCACGTTTACAGTTACCGCAGCGGACGAGTCCCTTGAGCGGATAGTCATGCTGCTTGCGCGTGGGATTCCGACCTCCGCCTCGAATGACCTTCTGAGCAAGCTCAAAGTCTTCCTTGCTGATAATAGCTTCATGCGTACCTTCTACGATAATCGGCTCATTGACAACACGCCTTTTTGAGCCGACACCGCAGGACTTCATTTTGCGGCTGACCAGTGTTCCGGTGTAAACAAGGTTTTTGAGGATGTTGTAGACCATCACGGTTTCCCAACTGATTTTCTCGCTCATGTTACTGAACTTCTTCTTGTCGGGATGCTTGCCCTTGAAGTATTGCCCCGGCGTCGGGATGCCGTCATCATTCAGGCTGCGGGCAATCTGAGAGGTGTTGCTGCCTTCCAGCGCCTCGCGGAAAATACGACGGATCACATCAGCCGCCTCCGGGTCTACGGCAAGTTTGTTCCGAATGGTTGGATGCAGGACGTAGCCGTATGGAGCGTAGCCACCGACATACTTGCCTTGCTTCATCATCTGGATTTTTGCCGATGTGGTCTTTACGGAGAGGTCTTTGCTGTATGCCGCATAGATGATGCTGCGCATAACCACTTCCAGACCGCCCGTTGTGCCTTTGTAATCGTCGCTGTCATAGCCATCATTGATAGAGATAAAGCGGACGCCCATGAATGGGAAAGTGCATTCCAGATAGTTTCCCGTTTCAATGTAGTCACGAGAAAAGCGGGAAAAGTCTTTGACGCAGATCAGATCGATTTCGCCGCGCTTGACCTTCTCCATCATCTGCGTGAATTGAGGACGGTGAAAGTTCGTGCCGGTATAACCGTCATCCGCAAACTCAGACCGCTGACAGCGAGACAGCTCCGGATGATTGTCAAGAAAGCGATTGATGAGCATGCGTTGGTTGCCGATGCTGTCACTTTCCGCCTTGCTGCCATAGCCAGTATCTTCATCAGCCATTGAGAGGCGGATGTAGATGCCGATGTTGTATTCCTTGCTCATTTACATCGCCTCCTGTACTTCCTTGATACTCTGAACGGTCAGAGCGTAAATATCGCCGTATTTCATGACCAGCTCGATTGAGCCGTCCTCATGGACTTTCACAAGCTCTACGGACTCGTCAACCAACTCCTGAGAGAGCATCGTTGCACCGCTGACGGATTTCATCAGCGTGAGCCACTTGTTGTCCTCGGACATTGCCTCGGCAAACTTTACCTTCCGCTGAACCGCTTCATCCAACCGCCGTGAAAGATCGACATACTGCTCATCGTAGGCTTTCTTGGCAAAGGCGTATTCCTCTTCATCGAGAACGCCTTCCGTGAAGTCCTCGTAGAGCCGGGTGCGTTTCTTGGAGATGCCGCTGAGTTTCAGATTCAGGCTTGTGATGAGCGCATTCTGTTGATCGCGGATGCTGCGTTCGCCTTCGCTGTTTCTCAGTTTGGCAAGCAGCTTGTCGTAATTGAGAGCCGCCTTGACTTGAAGCTGGATCGCCGCAAGCACATCTGCTTCGAGTTTGTCCTGCCGCGTATAGTGCGGCGTACAGAGATTGCCGCGCTTGACGGATGAGCTGCACTCATAGAAGGCGTACCATGCGCCGTCCTTACGCTTGTCAACACGCTTGCGATGGAAATAGAGCTTCCTGCCGCAGTCTGCGCAGACGATTTTGTCTTCAAAGAGATTGATCAGTGTAGCACGGATTTCTTCCGTGCGTTCCATCTTTTCAACTCTCGTCCTTGCAGCGGCGTCCCGCATCTCACGAACCTTCTGAAAGTCCTCACGAGAAATAATCGCCTCGTGAGTATTGGGAAAAACAATCCATTCCTCGCGGTCGATATGTTGATTCTTGACGCCCTTGTAGATGGCGTTCAGCGTCCGTCCGAGAACGGTATCTCCGACGTAATGGGGATTATCCAGAATGGTAGTCAGTGAAGACTTGTTCCAAATCTTCTTTGCCGTAGCATTGCCTGTGCGGACGCCGACCTGATACTTCTGAAACTCCGGATTGGGCGCGTTCATTGCATCAAGCCGGTCTGCAATCGCAGGAAGGGACAGTCCTTCAATTTTCCATTGGAAAATCTTCCGGACAATCGGTGCGGTTTCTTCATCGAAAACCATATTGCTGTGTTCTTCATCCCAGCGATAACCATACGGGAGATTGCGCTTCTTGAACTCTCCACTTTCCATCTGTGCTTTGAGCGCAGTAGAAACCTTGCGGGAGATGTCCTTCGAGTAAAGGGTGTTGATCATGTTTTGCAGAGGGATGATGAGGCTTTCGCCGGAGCCGTCCGTATCAAAGTTGTCGTAGTTCTCTTTGATGGCGATAAACCGAAGCCCGATCTGCGGAAAGACCCGTTCCAGATAGGTTCCAGCCTCGATGTAGTCACGCCCGAACCGGCTGAGATCACGAACTACAAGGCACTTGATCTTGCCGGTGCGGATGTCGTTCATCAGCCGGTTGAACTCCGGTCTATCAAAAACCGTTCCTGTTCGTCCGTTGTCCACATAGGTATCTATCAGATTCAGGTAGGGACGCTCTGCAATGTAGGACTTGCAAATCTCAATCTGATTTGCGATGACATCCACCTTTTCGGACTTGCCGCTGTTTTCAACGGAAAGACGGGCATAGATGGCTGTTGAGAAGACCTCGGAAGAAACAGACTCGATAACCGGCTCTTCAACTGCAATTTGCTTTCTGCTTTTTCTTGCCATTTGCTCATCCCCCCTTTATACGGCAATATCCAGTTCATCGGCATAGCCGAGAACGTATTCAATCGTCTGCTGGTATTCATCCCTATATTTGAAGACGATTTCGATTGCATGGTTTTCGTGAATCAGAATGCGGTCAACAAGGGACATCAGCACACGGCGGTTCAGTTCTTCGACGTTTTCATACTGCTTGAAAAGCGTTACCCAGTTCCGTTCAGTCGTGCCGGTTGTCACCGTCTGCTTCATTTCTTTTTTGACCCGCAGAAGCGCGTCCTGCTTGCCCTCAATGATTTTGGTGTAGCTGCTGCGGAACTCGAAGTATTCCGATTTATCAATGACGCCGCCGATGAAGTTCTCGTAAAGCCCCAGCTTGAGCTTTTGGTACCGTTCAATCTCTTCCTCGATTTTGGCGATCTGAGCTTCGTAATTGAAAGCCTTACGGCTCTGAGACGGAAGCCGTTCTATCATCGCAAGCGCGTGTTCCAGATTGATGACAAGCTCGATCTGGTCATGAATGGCACGGAAGACCTTCTCTTCAACCTCTTTTGCGGCGATGCTGTGCGGGCTGCACGTCCGGCTGTGCTTATTGGTGGAGCAGACGTAGTAGATATACTTTTTTGTCTTCGACGGGACGGTCTTGCGGATCATTGGCTGCTGACAGTCTCCGCAGAACAGGAAGCCGGAAAACAGATGCGCCTCGTCCTGATCGGGTGAACAGCGCATATCTCTCTGCATCATGACCTTGACTGCCATGAAGTCCTCGTAGGACACAAGAGCTTCATGCGCATTTTCAACCTTGACCCATTCGGATTCATCCTTGCTTTTCACGACGCGGACTTTGTAGTTGGGAGTGCCGCGCTTGCCCTGAGCCAGAACGCCGATATAAACCTCGTTGGTGAGAATACGCTGGACGGCTTTGTATGTCCATTTTGCGGTATCGCCGGTTTTGAAGACGGTATCAAACTTCACACCGGCAGAATGCTTGTATTCCATTGGGGACAGGACGCCCATCTGGTTCAGACGCTTTGCAATACGTCCGATGGAGAAGCCGTCCTTGTACATGGAAAAGATCATCTGCACATATTCGCTGACCGCTTCATCCACGATGAGCTGGTTTTTATTCTCCGGTGATTTCATGTAGCCGTAAGGCGCGAACGAGCCGACGAACTCACCGCTCTTCTGCTTGACTTCCAAACTGCTTCGGATTTTCATGGAGATGTCCTTGCAGTAAGAATCGTTAATCAGGTTTTTGAACGGGATAACAAAGGAGTCGGACTGCGGATCACCGGTCAGACTGTCATACGCATCATTGATTGCGATGAAGCGTATGCCGAGCTGCGGGAATATCTTCTCAATGTAACGTCCGCCGTCGATGTAGTTTCTTGAGAATCGGCTGAGATCCTTGACCACAATGCAGTCAAGCGCACCCTTGCGGATTGCCTCTTCCAGCTTTTTGAACTGAGGACGATTGAAGGAAACGCCGCTGTAACCGTCATCCACAAACGGCTCACAGACAAGCTCCAAATCCTCATGTCTTGCGATATAGTCCTCGCAGATGGCTCTCTGGCTGGCGATGGAGTTGCTTTCTACTTTGTCTCCATCCTCACGGGACAGGCGGCAGTAGATCGCCGTGCGGTAAACCTTGTCTGGCATAAAAATAACCTCCGTTTTTCTGTTTGGTGTGGTACATCAAATCAGAAAGACGAAGGCTTGCTTCAACTCTTATGAGAGGAACACGAAAACGCCACATGACCATCTAGGCAAGCGGCTTAATCCGTATTCTTCTTTTTTTGACCGATTTCATTATACCACAGGCTCAATCGCTTGTCCATAGAACCGGGTGAAAAGATTCAGACTGTTCATAAATCAAAGACCTCTCAGATAGTGTTCCAGACAATCTTCCATTGTCGTGTCCGTCGCGGCGAAGCTGATCTTCACCACAGTTTTCCCGTCCAGATAACAGTAGGGATTTCTGATCTGCTTGATGAACTCCCTCAGCCTGTCCTCGCGCGGTGCCGCAGGATCAAGCCGGATGCTGCTTCTCTGAACGAGTGTGCTTCGGTCAACCGTTTTCGGGCTGACGCTTTTCATTGTTTCAATGCCCATCATATTCTAAGCACCTCCTGTTTCGTGGAAATATTCAGGACAAAAGGATATGGCAGAGCATCTTGTGAAGACACTCTGCCACATAGTTTTCATCCTGAAACTATATAGTAAGTTTCTTTTGGGTTTGTTTCATTGTCCGGCATATTTGCAGCTCGCGCCCCTGCCAGAAGAACTTTGCAGTTCCGGGAATGCTGCGGACTACCAATGGTCAATCGGTATCATGGGACTCTCACCCCTCCGAGGATCGCTCCGAGCCGCCCATTCAAAGAAAAGACGGAAGTATCATTATACCCGGCATCTGCATCGTCGCAAGCAGCCGCACCACACGACTGTTATAGCTCTCCGGAGGTCGCTCACTCCCTTTCGGGAGGTCTTGGCGTCGGAAGCTGTGTTGCTTCGCAGAAGCGGAAAGATCCGCAGCACTGAACTATTCAGTTTTCAAGGAGCAGTGAAGTGGTCTGATTGACCCTTTCACTTTACAACGGACATCTTTTTGCCGTTTGTTGAGTACCGTTCAAAAAATTCTTTGAAATTTTTTCTGCACCGCTGCTTTGAGGTCAAATGCAGCTCTGATGCCGATGCCTTTCCTTCGGGCAAACTCTCGAAGAGTCAGTCCTTCACGGGTCATCGCAAGATACAATTCGCGCTGCTTCCCGGTCAGAATGGAAAGAAGCTCCTTCTCTTTGAGAGCGGTGATCAGTTCCTCCATGCAGTCGCGGGAGTCTGCCAGCCATGCAGCGGACTTCACATCGTCCTCCGGCATAGCGTCAAGGGACAGCACGGTATCAGAAATTTTCTCTGCGCCGTCCTCATCCTCAGAGGTGTTGTCAGAGCCATACGAGCGTCTGATCCGCTTTTCCTCTGCGCGAAGGATTCTCATAACCTTGCGGTCAACCTCGGAAACTTCGCCGGTTCGTTTCACGCGCACCATGCACTTGCCGTCCTCCGTAGTCCAGAGGTCGTAATCGAACGCGATAGGGGTCTTAGGGATTTTCATTGTTCATCCTTTCCGCTGCGCGGGAGCAGCGGGAAGGGTGAAGACGGAAAAAGAGCCGCATGACGGTGAGGTTTGAATCCCATGCCGATAAAACAGAGTAATCAAACTCTGTCTCATGCGGCATTAGGATGACTTCACCTATCAGGCGGCTCCACAGCTCAGCTATGACATATATTTTATTTTAGAACAGAGGCTTGTCCTCTGGTTCTTACTTGGTACGCGGTCGCAGTCTTCTCATGTTCAGCACATCAAAGACTGTGATCCGCCCGCATTTCTTGCACTTGGATTCTACATGCCCCCTCGTGTCCTCGTAGACAGCAATGGCATTATGCTGACAATAGGGACATTTCAGGTATCGGGGCTTCTGCTGGGAAATGGCAACTCTTGCCCTGCGGATTTTTTCGATCAGCTCCGGCGTCGGTTCCTGAACCCGAATGGATGCTCTCTTCATTACCACACCTCCAATGGGTCAACATACTCACTGAATGGACGATCTACCATGTAGCCGAGCTGACGAAGGCGGATAGATGCCGTTGTCTTGGAGACACCGAACAACCGGCAGAAAAGACGCAGCGTTAAGTGATCACCATACGAATACCTCCCCTCGTAATTGATCAGCGGCGTTTCTGCAAACCGACGCATCGCCAGGTCAACCTCCTTCTGAGGAAGCAGGATCGCCGCGCCCAAGACATTTGCTTGCCACTCGTTCCAGTCCTCGCGGGTTTTCAGCTCTCGCGGCGTATAGGCTGTCCGTGCGGAATATCTCATTTCGCAGGACGCCTTTACCTCTTCCGATTCCAGTTGGAAGAGAATCTGATGAGCGCACTCGTGGGCAAGGGTAAATCTGCGCTTGGCACAGAGCCGCTGCACGTTGCCGGAGAGAATGAAGCTCTCGTCCAAGATAACCTGATTACGCTTCAAAGCCAGTGTGCGCGTAATGCCAAGCTCCGTGATCTTGTACTCGGTGTCGGCATAGGCAGTGACACCGCAGATGCTTCCGTCCGGCGAGAGACGGGCGAATGATACGCGAAGACCGAGATAGTTCTTTGCAAACTGATCAATGGGTGTTGGCAAAGCTGATCGGTCGGGCTTGTCCGCCTCATCCCCGAAAAAGAATCGGTTGAAGTCCTTCGTTGTTGAGGCTGCAATTTCTTCAAGTTGGTGCTGGGATAAAATCATGAGCAGTTGTCCTCCTTTGCTTCGACGAACCACTTGTCTCCTTCGTGAAAAAGAAATGACTCCTTTCCGCGAATCTGAACTGTGTAACGGATGCCTCCGCCCCCAACCTTTTTGGATGTGGCGCGGCATTTGTATAGAATCTGGTCGATTTGAAAGATTACACCGTTGTCCCACCAGATACGGCGAGGGAGGATTGCCCCCTCCTTGTCCACATCCAGCGTAACCGGGACGTATGCTTTTCTGTACTGTGTAGCCATTTCCGTTTTTCTCACTCCTGTTCCCTCATACCGGTGTATGCCGGTACGGATGATCTTCGGCAGCATAAATGCCTGTCCATTTGAACTGC